GCCCGGATGGAATATCTCGAATCTACAATATACGAAACAGAATCAGATGTTGATTCTGTGGAAAGGGATCTTGATATTCTTCAGGATAAAACGAAGCAGATTCAAAAATATAAAGCCATACTCGCATATAAGGGGGAAGTATCCCGATTGGATGATCTATCCCAGAGAATCGAAAATCTCGAAGCGGAGATTGATGATATCGGGGATGATCTGGATCAGCTTCGATCCTTGACCGCTCGGCACGAAAAATCTGGGGAGGATCTTCAAGTATTGAAAGATCTTTTTCATAAAGAATTCCCCGATCATTGTCCCCTTTGTGGGAAGGAGGTGGAGCATTGAATCCGTATCCCGATTATGATTCCCCGGATGCCATCATTCTTTCCGATCTCCACATCAGAGCATCCACCCCCAGATGCCGTACGGATGATTTCATCCGCGCCCAGCAGAATAAATACGACTGGATTCATGGGCTTCGAACCCACTTCAATGATCCCCCCATTCTTTGCGCCGGAGATATCTTCAACAAATGGAATCCGACGCCCTATGAAATCTCCCTTGCTCTTGAATGGATTCCAAAGGGGACGATCTGCGTTCCGGGGAATCATGATCTTCCCGCCCACAATATTGAAAGAATCGAAAAGAGCGGGCTGTATGCTCTTTGGATGGCGGATCATGTCATCCTTCCCATCCCCGGAAGGAATACCGGGATCACTTTGGATGATCATCCTTTCACGATCGGCGGGTTTGATGTCTTCTGTTTCCCTTTCAAGGAACCATTCAAGCCAGCGCCCAAGTGGGGAGGCCCGCGGAAGAAGATCGCTCTGGTTCATCATTTCGTGTATAAGGGAAGGAAACCTTTTCCCGGAGCAGATACCGGGGTTTCTTCTTTGATGAAAAATCTTCCGGGGTATGATCTGATCATCACGGGAGATAACCACATCCCATTCGACCACATCCAGGGCGACCAAATTTTACTCAATCCCGGATCAATCACCAGAACTTCTGCCGCCCAGATCGAACACATCCCCCGGGTATATCTTTGGTGGGCGGAAGAAAATGCCTTTGAATGGATTCCCATCCCAGTCGAGGGGAACGTCATCTCCCGGGAACATATCGAAGAAGTCGAGATCCGAGATCAAAGGATTTCGGCTTTCATCGAAAAGCTGGGTGGTGATGGAATTGTTGACATTGAAATGAGCTTCGAAAGGAATGTCAAGAATTTTCTATCCCGTGAAAAAATAACACCAATTGTCAAGAAGAAGATTCAATACGCAATGGAAGAAGGAGGGGAATGATGGCTTCAGACGCACAAAAACTTCTTCGAATCAAACAGCAGATCAAATCTGCAGAGCAGGATCAATCCCGCATTGAAGGGCAAATGGAAGAAATAAAAAAGCGGCTTCGAGAGAAGGGGATCAAATCCTTGAAGCATGGCTGGAAATGGGCGGAAGAACAGCGGGACAAGCTCCAAGAAATGCGGAAAGAACTGAAGAAAGGGATTCAGGAGATCGGGATATGAACGAAGTCAAAAATCTTCGGCAGAAGCTCGAGCGGCTGAAAGGGAAAAAAGAATCATTTGTCTCCTCCCTTCAGAATGCAAAGATCCGGGCTCGGAAATTCAGAAGGGAAATCGAAGCGACAGAAAAGGCGCAGGCTGCTCTTCAAATGATCGCTCAGGAAACCCAAAAGCAGATTGAGTTCCGAATCTCAGAACTCGGATCATTCGCCATGGCCGCTATCTTCCCAGATCCCTACGAAATTGAATTCGATTTTCAAGTCAAAAGAGGGAAGGCCGTAGCGGATATGTTCTTCACCCGGGATGAACACCGCCGAGATCCAAAATCCACCGGGGGAGGAGCAGCAGATCTTGGATCTTTGGCTCTTCGATTCTCATCCCATGCTCTTCATCGGCCCAGACTCCGCCCCCTTATGATCATGGATGAACCCCTGAAATGGCTCAAGGGATCAGAACTTCCCAGAATGGGAGCCGCTCTGATATCAGAATTCTCCCAAAGAATGAACATTCAAATCATCATGATCACCCATGATCCTGATCTAATTGATTCAGCGGATCGGATCTTCGAGGTAGAAATAGACGAAGGAATTTCAAACGTCAAAACAGAATAGGAGAAAAAAATGCTTACATCAGAATTAGTGCATGAAATTAAAAAAAGAACAGGGATTCCAAAGAGGATCGTCCGTGAAACCTTGGATGCTTTCTGCGAGATCACCAAGGAAGAAATGGGAATGGAAGGGAGTGTTCTTCTCCCCCTTTTCGGGAAGTTCATCGGATTCCGAAAAAAAGCCCGAACATACCGAAATCCATCTACCGGGGAAAAGATCGTCAAAGGATCGACCATCTCGGCAAAATTCTCCCCTGCGATAAAACTGAGAAAATATCTTCGATCAAAATCCTGAAGGGGGAAAAATGGAACACTCAGAAATCGACACGGAACCCATTGATGGCTTGATCACTGATGAAAAAGAAAAAGAGTTTCAGATCCAACAGGATCTGACAACTGCTGTAGAAGCATACAAAAAAACATCCATGGAAGGAATGATGAAAAAGGGGAACTCCCTTTTTTCTTCTCCCATGGGCATCCAATATGAAAAGCTCCGGATCGCATATCATCTCCACATCGCCTTCATGGCTCAAGTCGGGATCTGGATCTGTGATTACAAGGGCGATCCCAATCTATCAAAAGAGCAATCCGGATTTAGTGGTATTCTTGATCGGATGCCGGAATTTCTTCGGCCCTACATCATTGATCAGTCGGAAGTAAATACGATCCTGCGCCAGATCCACAACAAGCGCCAAGTCGGGAGCGAGAATTTCATTGAATTCGCATCGCATTGGTTGATAAAAAATGAAAAAGCAGCAGCGGGAGTTCAAAAAAGATTGGAGGCATATAGAAAGCTCAAGATCAAGATGAACAGATCCAAAATGAACACCGCGAAGAAAAAGATGCGAAAGAAGAAAAAGAAAAACAGGAAGCAAGGAAGGGGGAAAAGGAAATGAGAAGCGAATTGGCGAAATTAGCAAACGCCACTACCATTCTGTCTTTTCTGGCAATCTTCGTATTGGGATCTCTTCTGCTTCTTCAGGATCTCCGGAACCCCCGCCCCCCGCTCGATCCCGCTTCTGAATTCCAACATCAGAAGATCATGGAACTGGAGAACAAAACCGAATGGATTCTTCAGGAATTGATCCTGCGGGAAAAGGAGAACACCTATCTACAGAACAAGATCAACAAACTGGAGGTACGCCTTGTCAAGATCGGAGGATGACATGGAAGATCGGCTTCCCGATATTTTTGTCAAAGATCCAAAAGATGATCCTGATCCAACCAGCACCATCCTTGATTTTCTTCGGGGGGAAATTCCAAAGATTGCACACATTCAGGGTTCTTGCCCCCATTGCAAAGGCCCCCTCCAACTCCCGATCGTCGTGCATCCTGAACATCTTCGGGCGATGGTGTTGATCATATCGACGGTCATGGATTTCGCAGCGAAAGAAGAAATCTTGCCCGAAGAAATATGGAAGGATCTTCGAGACCAGATCAATCACCATTTGACGATCCATTAATCAGGAGATGAAATCATGCCCGAAGAAAAAGATCCGACGGAAATCCGGCCGGAGAAAATAGAAAGAAATAGAAACCGTTTATTCGACAAGCCTGTGGCAAAATTCCCGGAACCAAAACCGGATATCGCTATTTGTTCAGAATGTGGATGGCGTGGCCCTGTGACCGAGTGCGGGAAAGATACTGATGGCGATTGGGAAACCGGATACTATCCAATCGATTTATGCCCGAAGTGCGGGGACGGCGGATGCGTGGATGATTATGATATGTCGCCGGAACGGCTCGCTGAGTGGGAGAAATGGAAAAAAGCCTTCGAAAAGAAAAAAGACCCAAGGGAAAAAGATCCGACGGAAATCCGGCCGGAGAAAGTGGAGAAAAAATGAAAAAAGCAATTGTTCTGTTATTGGCGATCATCTTCCTGTTCACATGCCCCATCGGAATCCACAACGCTCTTGCTGGGAGCCATGGAAAAGGGCATTCATCATCCCATGGAAAAGGGCATTCCGATCATGGGAATGGAAAAGGAAAGGGCCATTCCTCAGATCCCGGAGATTCGAGTGGATCAGATTCCGGGGGAAATGGATCAGGGGGATCTTCTGGAGGATCATCCTCCGGAAATGGCGCATCCTCAGCCGGAAATCCATCCTCGGGTTCCGGGGGGATGTTTCAGGATTCGAATGGATCAGAGAATCCATGGGGATGCGGTGATTTTGTTCGGGGATATATCGAGTGCCCCGAAGAATAAGAAAAACCAACCAACCAAAGGAGAACAGAAATGAATGAAACCGTTAGAGGATCTGCGAAATCGGCAACCATTCTGACCAATGGCGCGGGGATTGTGGGGCTCGCCGCTCTTTGGAACAATCCTGAAATGATGACCACTCTTCCCCCGGAAGCAAGATGGATTCTTCTCGCCATCATGGGGCTGAATATTCTTCTTCGATACAAAACAAACCAATCCGTTCAGGAAAAGGGGAAGAAAGCGACCCCCATTGAAATGCTCACCGAAATTCTGAAGGCCCCGGAGCTTGATCCGATCTTGGATCAAATCGTCAGAAAAAAGATTGATCGTTATCTTCCCAAAAATTCAGAGCGCCGGCAGCTCGTCCGCACCATCATTGGGGAAATGGGATTGCGAGGAACACCCCCAAAAGATGCCTCCTTTGCCGAACAGCTGAATCATATGGGAACGGGGGAATTGGCGATCATTGAAGAACTTCTTCGGCAAAGAAAAAAAGAACTCAATGCTGTTGAAGAGGCAGAAGAAATTGAACTGGAACCATACAATCCTTGAAAAAGTAGAAAGAGCCGACAGGAGGAGAAGAGGAGATCCTGCCGGCTCTTGGGGAGATGGCCTGATGGGGAGATCAGGCCATTTTCGAATCGGGAATTTCTCCCGATCCAAATTGAGGAAAAGGCTGCTTCACATACCGCTGCCGCATTTTTTCCTGAACAATCTGAACAGATCGATGGGGGGACCACAGATCAAGAGCAAGCATAGGTTTCCCCGGAACGGGAGAAATTTTTATCTCCTGAAGATGCGCCACCCCACCCCCGATCGTTATCCCTGAATCTGGATCAACGTATCTTTCCTTGAAAGAAAGAAAAACCGATTCTGAACAATAGAGATATTTTGCATCCGCCAAGTGGGGATCGAATCCCAGAATCGAGCGCCAATTAGACCCACAGCCCACAAAATCATAGCCTACTCCGAGATGGGCGAGCATCCATTTCGCTGAATCCTCGGCGATCTGGCCATAGTATTTTCTTCGCAGGGGATACCAATTCACAAAACCATCGTATTCCCGGAGCAAAGAAGAAAGGGGCCAAAGATGAAGGCCGTCTTTTTTGGCTTCAATGGAAAAAACTCTTTCCGGATATTCTTGAAGCCGAATAACCATGGATGTGTGGTTTACTTCTTCCCCCGTCCCAACCCGAATGATGCGAGAAAAAGGATAGTTCCCTTTCCATTGGAGAAGATCCCCCGTGATCATCCCATTTCTACAAGTGTGATATATCGAAAGATTGTTTACAAATCCCACAATCAACCTCCTCTTCTTCTTCGACCATCCCCAGAACTCTCCTCATCCGATAATCAAGAACATGAGCAAGAAATTGAAGAGCATCCTGCGGGGTTCGAACGACGCAAAAAGGAATCGGCCTTTCCATCATCTCAGCATGGGTTTCGAGCATCCTCCCCAATCCGAACTCAAGATCATTCGAACCGATCCAAATGGTGATCCCTTTTCTCCTTTTTCTCTCTTCCATGCAATCAGGAAAAAGAGTAAGTGCGATCTGGAGAATGGAGCGAAGTTCATCATTCGATACGCCTGAAAGATCTGCTTTCGAGAAATCCCACATCATATCCGGAGTACATTTTTCAAAGAGTTTGATCTTTGCTTCCCGAAGCTCTTCAAAAAGAATACTCCCCTCCATTCTGCAGATGGTCAGTCGATTCGATGATGCCCAGATCGCAGCCATCAGATCATTGAGTCGTATTGACAACCACCCGAGCCGTAACGGTCAAGCCAGAAGGCGGAACGGGGGGAACGCGATCAAATTCAACAGCAACCATCGATGGGGGAACGTCAAGGCAAACCTGATGATCATTCCCCGGCCCGCATTCATTCCCTGAAGTATCCACAGAAGTGACCCAAAAATAGCGGGTGCTCATTTCTCCTCCCGGGATATCAATCGACATCGAAGGCCATTCGAATGTTTCAGCCGCCGCCGGATCATTGGGATTGTATGGAAGATCTTCCCCGAGTTGGGTAGCCGTTAGAAAATCAGGCTGATCACTCATATAGACCCGGAAGCTCTGCGTATCCAGATCGAGCCCTTCAAGAGACCACGTCAAATCAATGACCTCTTGATTCACGGCAGTTTGGGCGATTGCCTGATTCCCAAAGAAAAGAAAACCAAAAAGGATCGCCAGAAGAACAAACAAAGATTGATGCTTTTTCATGATTTCTCCTTTTACAGAAAGTTATAGATTGTTAGTTTTGCCCGAGCAAAGGGCGCCAGGATATCCATAAAATCTCTGAAAGTGTTCCCAGAATTTCCGATCCCCCCGCGGGAAACCTCATTCTGCAATTTCAGAAGAGTTGATCCCAATATGATACATCCTTCAGTATCCCGAACCCAATTCCCTTTATGAAAAAGAATCAGAGATCTCCCGGGAACATTTTCCACGATGTACGTTTTCCCATGCCGGGGGCTCTCATGCCATCTTATCTGGTAGTGTTGGGCGGGGATGGAAGAAATATTTTTCTGATTGAATTGATCCGGGGGCTCCAGAGTCAAACAGAAGAATTCTTTGTTGATCCGAAGAACCCCAAAGGTTCCGAATTCAAAATTCTCTTCAATCCGGATGATTTCCAAAGAAGGAAGCAGATCCATTTCATTTTTCTCCCGATGAGGCTTTGCCATTTCCATTCTCTGCGATCTTTTCCATGGATGTGATGATGGAATCAGATATTCTTCTGAACTCCATGAGAAGAGCCATCTGGCCTTCTGAGGATTTTTCTTTTTGCTCTGCAATGGCTTTCATGGTCGTAACTTCAGAAGTCAACTTTTCCAAACGGGCTTCAATCTTCTCCCCCGTTTTTGCCGTAGCCAAGGCGATGCGCTCATTCGCATCATTGTTGATCTTCATCATCCATCCGAAAAGGCCGATCACAATCGACACCGCTATGATCGCGTGTTTGATTGGAACCTTCTCTCCAATCCTACGATTGGCAAGATCCCTTTCATCCGAAATGGCTTGGCGAACATCGCGAACATCCCGATCCTGAAGATCTTTGACATGATCCAATTCTTTCCAAACCCTTGTGTGCCTTTCTTCCGATTTTTCCCTCATATGGCACCTCTCTTTTCTTGCTGATTCTTGTTCTTTCTCCACAGCGGAGAGGCGTTGATCATTTCGGCCATGTTGAGGGCAATGGGTTTCGCAATCAAAGGGTATCCAAGGATCTATCCTCTTCTCTGGTCCATCGTATTCTTCTGCTTTTTTTCTTCTATCTACGGGCATCCTCGCTTCTCCTCTTCCGCAAATGAATCTATTTCGTAATGTCCATCTGAATAATGTAATTGCTTTTTACTATTGTTCGAATATCCCCTCCCCCGCTCGTCATTTGGATGTCGTAATAATATTTTTTTGGAGGGATATTCGTGTGCGTGGAAGTAAAAGCGAAAGCAACTTGCCCATCTGATCCATCCCCTTGAACGACCCCGGTGATCTGGAATATTTCATCAGCATCATCTTCCGGTTTCAATTTGGAATTGACGGTCAGAAGAAAAGTGTATCCATTGATATTCACAGGCTGCCCCGTCGCTCTATCTTTGATAGTGAAGCGGCGCGTATATTGATCCCCTCGATAAAAAGTAATCATGATGTCTCTACTCCTATTTCTTCCTCGCTGGTTGGGATTTCAATTTGATCATCTTCTATCTCAACAATGATATCGGGGAGCTGATCCTGAATCTCCAGCTCGAGCCGCCTGATGGGTTCTAACTCAACATCCACCCCCACGCTTTCTAAAACCACATCCAACCCGTCGTAAAGAACAACATCTTCGGGTGCTCCTGGGGAAGAGCCAAACTGAGGAGAAAAAAGCCCATCTGTTACGATCCCGACACTCATGATTTCACTTGGCTCCAAGAAGTAAACCTTCCCGGCGCCGAAGCCGGGGCGGCGATAGAATAAGAAGCGATGACATTACTATCACTTCCCACCGATGCGGCATCCGAATACAAGCGGATGCGAGCAGATGCCAGATTCCCATCCAGATCGTAGACAGGCTGATCGATGAATAGATTTTCTTTGAGCAGCCCCAGAACTCTTCTCGCATCCGAATGATTCCAGACACCATTGGCAATGTCAATTTTATCTTGATCAGTGATCCCGCTTCCCCCGGAAATATTTACCGTGATGATTTCCACCTGCGGGGGCTGGTAATCGATATCTACTTCTACCCCCGGATCAAGAGAAGATCTATCAAAGCAGTCAATTCCTTCTTGGGAATCATCGGTAATGATCGTCCCAACAACCCTCAGATTATGGGAAGCATTATAGGGAACGATCCGCGTTCCCGCATTCTCCCTCACATACCGTTCAGTATTCTTCGTAGCAGTTTTCGGGACATTGCCGAAAGCGCTCAAAAAAACATCATACTTCCGAAGATCTTCATTTGTTCTTCTGAGCGCTCTCATCTCGGTATAAATATCCATCGGATAGAGATCTTCCCCCATTGTATCAGAATGAAGAAAAATCCGACGGCTCGGGCCATCTATATGGTCTATGATAGCCAAATTCTATCTCCTTCGACATAGGCTCCCTGTTCACTGTATTCCCTGATCATCCATTGATATAACGCTGATCGGATCGCTTCGAAGATCCCTTGGCCGCTGATATCTTTGATTACGCCCGGATCAACTTCCGGATCTTCGAAGCGAAAAATATCTCCGATGAAATGGGACAGCGCACGATGAACATAATTGATCCTCGGGGTGATCTGGGTGATGGTTGTTTTATCATCTTCGTAAATAATCTGCTGAAGTTGAATCATCACCCAGACTTCTTCCGATTCGGATGGCATCTCGATTACAATCTTTTGTGGCCTAATACGGGTTTTCATTTCAGATCCACTCCGTCGAGAATTCACTCCATTTTTACACGTTCGTCTCAACCCCCGGTATGCAAGCAAAAGCTACGGTGGTGATGCGGGTAATCGTGAAAAGAGTTTTGGCCTGAGTTACGCCACCATCCCCTTCACACAGGAACACGCAGTTCTTCGGAGTGCCGGCGCCGCCCCCAAGGGTATCACCATCATAATCGAAAGAAAAGATGATTTTGTTGTCCCCATCGGCCGCAGATGCCAGCCCCTTCACTTCCGAAGAAGAAGAATCCTCGATCGTCACTGCGGAATCGGTATTATAATCAGCGGCGAAGAACCCATGATACCATGCGTTCGCATCCGCCTTCGCATTTGCTCCGATTTCCGCCTCGACCGAAACAAAGAATGGGTAGGTTTTAGAATTCCCCCCATCATCAGTGAAAACAATCCGCTGCTGATCGGCCACTGGGACGTTATAGATATAGAGCCCATTCCCATCCGCTCCCGAGCGAGTTACGATTCGGCCTTGAGCATCGTAGGTGTACCATGTATTAACTCTTTTTCCATTCGTAACGTTCGTGGAGTGATCATTGATATCATCATCCGTTTGTGCCAGAGCATCGAGAAAAGCCACGACTTCATCCAGTGTTCCGGGAACGGAATTATTGACCACCCAAGTGAAGGTCCCATCGGCTTCATTGAATCCGCCGATCACGACCGGGGTGTCAAGTTCTTCCAATCCCATGCCCGTCCATGGAGAAATCTGCGCCCCACCAAAGACATCCGCGAGCGCGTAATTCCCGGTAGTCAAGTGGGCGCTTTCGGTGAGAGCGAAGCCCGTGGAATAAGGGCCAAGCTCATTGATCCCCAGATCCGTCGTGGTTTCTTTCTTGTCGTAATTATTCCCGAAGGTACGAATCACGACTGCTTCATAGGTTCGGCTGTCAAAATCTCCGGCCCCCGCATCTGAAGGAGTATTCCCGGTATCCCCGTAAACCTGAACGGCCTCATCGATCTGGCCGAGCTTGGCGAAATCCACCGGGGCGCCCCCATCACTCAACTGATAATAGGGCTGGCTGGTTCCTTCAATATTCGCCAATCCTTTATTCCCGAAGTAGATCCGATCAATCCCGCCATCGGAAGCATACTCAATCCAACCAGATCCTCTGATGATAGATCGATCCGCTACGATAGAAGGTTTGCGTGAATTGACGAACTGATAAGCGCCGCCAAACTTAAATGTTCCTCTGGTCCATCGATCATACTTCCGAAGATCTTCGTCAACGGCCCGCTCCTGATTTTCAAAAGCATAAACCGCCTCCATCTTGATCCCCAGAGTTTCGTCAAGTGGATTATCTTCTAACCCACTTCCAAGATTTATTTGCGCCAGCTCTTGTTTGGTGATGAATTCGATCTTCCCGGTAGCTTTGTCGAAATAGACATTCCCATCCGGGGAGCCCGCTCTTCCCTGCGTTGATTGCTTCAGCAAAGAATCATAGTTTGTGAGATCTATAAGAACAGCTGTTGCCATGATCCTACTCCTTTTCGCCTATTTTGGTTTCCAGTATTTCTGCCAGACGGAGGTTCTCCCTTGTGGCGATATCATTCGCCTGCAGAAGATCCCCCATTCGTTTATCATAAAGCGCTTTGGCCAATTTCTTCCCGAAGGCAATTCCAGATTGAAGCGCCTTTTGTTCATACTCCCGAGAAAAAGCCAAAATTTCGAAGATCTGCCCTTCTGTGTATTTTCCATTCAAAGTGAACAGAAGATCATTCGTGATGTTGGCCCGAACTTCCCAAGGGCCGTTGCCTATCTGGGTCACATGGGCATTCGCAAGCTCAATCAGATCCGGGCGGCTTACTTCCCTTTTGGGTTTGAATTCTTCTTTCTTTTTCAAGCCTGCTTCTTCTTCAGATTCAAACATTGGTTTCTACCTCCAAATAGATATTTACTTCTTGGTTGTTTTCAGTCAGGGTGTAATACTCGATTGCTTCTTCATACTCCTGACTATGGTCGATTATTTGAACGGCGATAGGCTGATCCGCCGAATAATTGTACGAATACGTTTGATTATCTTGGGAAGCGCTTTCTTCTCCATCCAATTCAGATGCCCCGGATAAACTCCCAAGAGCCGTAACAGAATAGAGGCGCCATTCATATCCTGTCTGGCTGGGCTTAATATTGAATTTGAAGATTTTGCTGTTTTGAAAGGTTACGGTATCCCCGGCAGGGTTGTACGAATTCGGATTCGATCCATTCACTGCCGCGATAGTAACCGAAGATCCGGAAGTATTATTGACATCATATTTTCCGGAAACATCATCGAAGGTGAAAGCATCGAAGGATGGGCTGGATGCATCGCTCGTAGATCCATACTCGACACCAAAACTATTATTGATGAAAGAAAGATCCGAGATGTTGGAATCATCCGAAGGAAAAAGAATTGCCCCGCCGGTGCCGTCGTAATTCGTCAGGGTGTTAAATTTAAAAGTGGATAAGCCGGGCGTTACTCTTCCGCATCCATCGAAAACGTTATTCTGGATGCTCTGGCCTGATTTGAAATAACAAGCGTTCGCTTTTGATATCTGCTTTCCGATCATACTGAAGGAAGCAAGATCACCATCATCCATATCAAAATCAAAATCTTGATTCCCCGCCGCGGTAAGAACCCCGCCTTCGATGTTTATATTGCAGCCGGAGCCTTGGCCAACAATCCGATACAGAATAGTATCAACCGGAAGATCTTTGAAAACCAAAACCCCGCCGATATCTTCATAGTAAGTCGTGGTTGATCCATTCCCGATGAGAAGCTCTCCCGCCAAGAAGATAGCGCCATCTACTTCCGAAACTATTCCATAAGCCGATACCTTATCAACGGCCGCTATATCTTCGGGAGTGATCGGATCGACTGCACTTCCCCCCGTAACCGCATATCCATCCCCATAAGCCCACTGGTCAAACCATGCATTTGCCGGAACGTTTCTGGGTTTGGAAGCGGTGTTAAAGCGCATCCCAATTTGCGTGATGTTCGACTTATTTACTGTTCCAGATGTCGGGGTATTCCCTGTGAAGATAACAGCCTGAAGCCAACCACCGGCATACGTTTCGCCCTTTGGTACCGTCCAGTAAGCGGTATTCGTTCCATCATGAAGAAAAACCTGAACCTTATTTGACGCCGCAAGATTCCCAACATACGAAATATTGAACCACAAGCGAAGAGTTTCATCTGCGGAAAAATCCCAGCTCCCCGAGACATAAACATCATTGGCCCCGCTATTCGTCTGTACGCAGGCCACTGAATTGCTTCCCGCAACCTTGATATCCGGCTCAAGTGAGAATGAATCACCTCCCCAATTCGCTGTTGATTCTGCGGAATCAATAATCGTTGGGGGATTTACTAATGTCGGAGTCGCCATTTACTTCTCCTCAACTATTTCTTTTTTGAAGAAGATATTCCAACTGCTTCTCCAGTTCTTTTTTCTTCTCTTCGTAATCGCGATAATTTTTGTACGCGTGGTCCGGTAATTGGTTTGGATCTCTAACCCCACAGCGCGACATGATAAAAGCCATCTGATCTTGATACCACCGAATATCATCCTTCAGGGAATTGATCCGAATGGAAATCGAATTGGCTTCCACAAGCTCCACCCTCGCCCATCGATCATCCACCCAAACCCATCCCGTGATGATCGATCCCATTAAAATAACAGCCCCAATGATGGCCATGATCTTTTTCGTCATTTCCCTTTCCTTTCCATCTGCTCCCCTTCCTGGGGGGAATCCCATGATCCGGATAAGAAATCCCCGAGAAATCGAAATGGCTGATCCTGCTTCCATGATTTCATCTATATCAATTCCTGCGGAAGATCTACAACCTGAAATTCATGAAGATGCCGCTCCACATCAACACATCCGTAACTTCTATCGCACGTCACTTCATATTCTATGCAATCGTTGAATTCATCAAAGTCGATACAATATCCGGCTGAGAAGCTCGCAACCCACGCCATTCGAATAGTGGTATCCATCGGCTCGGAAATAATATTTCCTTGCTGATCGGAGATAATAAATGGGTTTGTGAAGATATCCTGACCCAGATGATCAAAGTATGAAAGAAACCCGCTCCCGCCAACGAACCATTCTCCTCCACTATACCAAACATCAGAGAAGGAAATCGGGGATGTGTTGCTCTGGGGGAAGATCTTCGCCGTTGCTGTTGGATCTTCATTCCAAACGCCATCGTTAAAATCTCCCATAAAGCCTGTGCAATATGACCACATCTCTGGATCTTGGCTAACACGGATCATCGCAAGATCCTGATGATAATAGTTCCAGTATGCAAGTTCTTCATAGTATCTTGGGGCTTCCCCATGCATCCTGCAATTCTGATATACATGCTCGTTATAATTCGTTCCGTCAGGATTGGTCCAGCCCCTGTGATGATATCGGATAGCTCGGCAGGTGAAATTCACTTTCAGCACTCTGATCGTTCCGTAGGCTTCCGAATCTATCTTCACAGTTTGCGCCCCATGAAGATTGCCCTCATCACTCCGATTCCATTCTACCCTGTTGACATAATGATCATACTCCTCAATTATTCTCTCAGGGAAGAACCAAGGAAGATTATCATCAGAAAGAACTGTGAACACTTTCGAATGAATGCCCGCAGCATAATAGGCTGTCGGGTTTTGACGCACAGCGAAATTTACATGGAAATCGTGATTCTGTTCGGTCGCCAATTCAAAATAATTGAACCAATATACCGGACGGCTCTGGGAATAACTTCCGCGATAATAAAGCTCAGCATAAAATGGCCGCCCCGGATCTAAGAGCTCGGTATCAAATGGACCGCATATCCCAGCCGGCTCTCCCGCAGATCCAACAGGCAATTGCTGGATCGTTTCCAATTCCCCCGTATCCGGATTATGCTGAGCGATTCTTACATATTTCTGAGCCAAATTATAATTTACGAGCGTATCGTTCACGGATACCTGAAGATAAAGCGGGCAGGCTTTTGGATTCGATTCGAATCCGATTATCTTCTTTTGCCCCGCCCAGCTCTGATCCACAAACTCAACAACCACGCGATCATCCACATCAAAAGCATCGGAATGACAATTCATGTATTCGATTGGGATATCTTCCAAGATCTTCTGCTCGGGATCATTGATGTCGAGCTTCTTCCCATCCAACACTGCCGAAGAAAAAGCATCATCCAATTCCACTTTGGCCAGATCCGCCTCCTGATTGATATCCAATATCTTCCCAATACGAAACATCGGCTTCCATCTTTGCCATCCCGGATAGAGCATGGTGTTCACAAGCCATTGTTCCGGAAACTGTTCCGGGATCGTGGCCAAAATCCCATCGGTCGGAGGATCGTATGTATTCTTTTCTTCCCATCCAGGCTGGATCAGTACTTTATGGAAAGGGGATTGGCCTACTTCCCCATGGGTTTCAATTGTCCCCACAGCCCCCCGCAATTCTTTGGAGTAATCCACGCAGAAAGTAGCCAGCTGTTGGGTTCTTGGGATGTTCCGAAGAAATTCAAGTTCTTTTTCTACATAAAGAATTTTCAATTCTGTCGTTTTATATTCATCTCCTTCTTTGTAATAATCGCCGGTCAATTTCCATTGAAGATCCACCAAGGTTTCTTCTAATTTCGCAATACGACGATCTGTATTTCTGGTGTCGTACTCCACCATGATCAGATACTTTCCTTCGCCAAGGCTTTCTATGATTGTGGCCTTACCCATTGCTGCTTATCTCCGAAGTAAAATATCCGGGGCCATAGGATAGATTGATCACTTCAATCGGATAAGTATCATTTTCTTCATCCGTTATGCTGTCGCCGGGGCGCATGAAAGGATCGGGGTCAATTATTTTAATATGATAAATGCCATCTTGTTTCCGAATGCCTGTTTTTTTAACTGAAAAATTTTGGCCACTTTCCTTCCTATGAAATCGGAACCATGATGTCAAAGAAATCGTTTTGTATTGCTGGAAATTGATCCTCTCAATTTCGCCATCAAATAATTTTACTCTCAGATCTTCTTCCCCTTCAATATAATAAACAAAAGATATTTCCATGTATTTTGTATTCTGTAAAATGGAATCGATGCTCTGGTAACTCAAATTGGCCGTTACAAAAGAATAATTATCTCCCCGGATGGTCATGGTGAAGCCTATCATCGGAACATCTTCGCCACCTGAATTGATGTCTTCTCTTAGGGTCAGAAAATACTTCAGGGTACTCCGATCTTTCTGTTCCATGTACCAATTCGAATAATCAAACCAATCAGGAACCTCCAGCTTTGTTTTGAGTGGAAGATTCATGAAGGCTTGTCTTTCTATCGCCGGATCAACACCACTCCCCAGAAGAACATCAGCCGAAAAAGAATCTTCTTGGAGCTTGTATCTGGATGCATCGAAATCAGCCAAGACACCGAATGCGATTGATTCTTCATAAACCTGCTGCGCGATTGCAATATCAAAGCTCGTTAAGATTGGAGCATCGATGGCCTTATCTGTCCAGAGCGGCGGAGAATTTCCATCCCAATCTGTAAAGCCGGATGGGACATTGTACGACATCGATGGATAGTCGGAGATAAAAGTAAATTTTGCTCCGACGTAATATCCACAACATACTTGTGGATAGAGTAATCCATAAATGCCGGAGAAAGCCGGAGAAGTTCCAGCAGCAGGATTTCCACCACCCTGCCAAACCCCATTAACGCTGAACCATACTTTAGCGGGTGTTGCTATCGGAGGTGGGAACTCACAAGCGATTCCAACCGTATCCCCAACACTGACTGCGCTTCCATATCCAGAAGTATATACTCCTCCAGTTACTAAACTCCCATCAGCGCGATACCCCCATTGATCCGCATCGCTCCCGAATACTCCAGCGGGATTAACATATGGAACAGGGGATGGAGCAAAAAAACTTTTTCCAACTGCAAAACCAACATAATTGGGACTGATTGCATCTTCTACTTTGATCTCGCAATAATACTTTCCTAATAAAGTTGTGTGATAATATCTTTGCTGAGTCGCCTGATTGGAATACCATACCGCAACATTATTCCTCTTGATGGTGAAATTATTATTAGAATAGGCCCACCATGATGTTTTTGATAATGTCCAAGTATAAGCCATCAGAGCGCCTTTTCTTCCGAAACAGTCATAGACATCATATCTCCATTGACCGTATACGAAACAGCCCCCACAATCAAATCAACTTCTTCCGGAACTTTTATGGTATCCCCCGGCCGAAGATATAGATCCGGCTCCGGGAAGGTCATCACAAAACGACCACCAATAGTGCGTTTGATAGAAGGGGAAGGAAGAACAACTATCTTCGGAGAAAAATCTTCCGCCCAATATCCTGAAATCGAAACAGAGGCCGATGAAGCTCCCCGATCCATCCTTGGAGTATCACATTCCACCCTTGCAATTATTTCTGAAAAAGATATTACCCCACCAACAACCATGGCTTTCCGAACGACCAAAAAAACAGATCCTGAAGAGATCCAAGATTCAATATCTGAGAAATCATCTTCATTCGAGCACACAACTGAAAGATAACTCAAAGCATCTTTGTTGATCTTCGCTTGGAAATTCTTCAATCGAAGATCCAGCAAAAGGGTCCCATCTGGCTGTTCCAGCTTTGCTGTATAGATCGATTTCGGGGCCACATTTTCTCTCGTCCATTGGCTGAAGTTAAAAACCTCGGAAGATAATGCGGATCTGATATCCGCAGAAAAGCTGGCCTCATATCCATATCCCGCAACACTGGAAATCTGGGAAAGAATACTTGCACTGAATGAAAGCTCATATGTTGCCATATTTCACGCCAATCAAACAGAAGATATTAACTCGGATCATCGGCCGCTGTAATTGTCGCGGTGATCTTGATCACATCAGTAGCGACGACGGCCTTTGAAGCCGCGAAGCGTACGGCCGCATAAACCGTGCCGCCCCCGGCAGTATTGAATTTCTGGGAAGGATTGGTTCCTCCCCCAAGGATCGCCCCGCCGTAGATTGTCTTCGAAGCATTGAAAGTAAAAGTGGCCTTGCTGGCGGAATTATCCACCGATCCACTTGCGATCGTTCCGGGGGACCATACGGGGCGCGTGGTTTCATCATAGGATTGGGTCTCTGTCCATCCATGAGTGGCGTAGGTATCCCCGGCAACAGGAGTGTAATCATTTTCCCATAAGATAATATACCACGTCGAGATCTGCGTTCCTGCTGCGAAATGAACATCCAGAAGATTGTTCAATCCTTCACTCGTAACGATATTCCGCACGAATTCCCGATCAATCACCTTATCTTCGCGAATATGTTCCAACATCCATCTCGTGAAGCAGAGAGCTTTCATTGCCTCGGCACTCGGGCTCTGGATCAATTGTGGAGCCATCGACATCCCCGGCCTTGCGTTAATCATGATTCTCCTCCTCTAATTTGAATTCGAACTAAATTGAATGTCAGGGATAAAAGTGATCTCCACTTTCCCTTTGTCGGTGCTCAAAGCAGAAATCGATCCACTGTAGAATCCTTCCGGGCAAGAAAGAAGAACAGAAGTATAATTTTTGAAGATATACCAAAGCTGATCCACTTTCATACGACCAAGATATCTTTTGGATATGAATTTGAATGTTCTATCCCCCTCAGAATATCCGTGATTCTTCAGATAGGTACTCCCATCCAGCAGCTTGTCTCTTTGAATCCGGGCAGAGGCTAATTGATATTGACTGTTCTTCGGATCTTCTTCCATCCTGAAATAGCCTTGATCATCATATATCTTCGTGTGGATATGGATCATTTTCTATTCTCCCGCCTCATCCCCAATGCCAAGAAGGGCTCCCAGCCCAAGCGCGTTTGCCTTGATCTGTGCTCTCTGGATCATCGTCAACATCACCATATCCAATTCAGGATACACTTCACTCGTTTCAATTTGGATCACGGCATCTCCCCCTTCTCCTGCGAAGAACTTCTTCTTCGCGGTATTCAGGGCCATTGTGCTGTTTACTAATTTTTCCTGCAGCAGAAATTCCTTTTCCCTGAAAGCGTACTCCCTGTCGAGATAACTCTGAATGTCATATTTTTGGCTCAGGCTCACATCCCCAGCCAGAAGGCCCACCATGTCAGAGATTACTTTCCCGGTACTTTCGATCCCGACATTCACCGATTCAAAAGCCGCTTTTATTCTTTCCGTTTTCGCTTCGATTTCCGCAATATCAATACTGGCTTGAATCTGGGCCAATTCCCGAATGGTGATGAATTCCTGTTCTATCTTCAAAAGTTCCGCATCAATCTCCCCCTGGAGCTTGATCTCCATCATCTTCTCTGTGGGGATCTTCTCCAACTCCCTATCAGTAGCCTCCTGATCCACGGAGGGAGTGATGACGAATTCTTTTTCTTTCCATGTTTGGGTTTCTCTATCGAACCATCGAACGAGTTCGGTTTCAACTTTTTCCTTGGATTCTTCGATGGAATCATCATCCACTTCCACCTCGAAAACCCATGGAACGGCCATTCCCGCTGCCCATGAAGGCAATCCGGATTCCCGATCAATGGAGCCATCGAGCATCCCCTTTACGATCTCAGCATCTTCCCCTGTGGCAACGACTTCAATTTCAGTCGTGATCTTCGAATCACTGGCATCATCAATCCCTTTTTTGTATTCTTCGACGGCCTTCAGATTTTCCCGGAGCCGAGCCTGTGTTTCTTCGAGGGATTCCTGCTGCTCCCCTTGGGTCCCTGTGAAATTGATGATCGAATCAACCCCCGCCCACATCTTCTGCGTCCAATCATCGATGGCGGGGAAAGCGAGGCGGAGAGTAGATCCCACCATCCATCCCGTTCCAAAAGATGCCCCAGCGGCCCCAAGGAGGCCCATGGCCGTCGTGGCCTTCGTAGCGATCCCGATCAGAGGAGTGATCGCATTGAATCCCGTAACCATCTTCGCTATAGATGCTGCTCCGAAGATCGAAAGGCCGGCGCCCAGAAGATCCAAAGAGCCGGTGAGCAGGCCAATATTACTGACCACCTTATCCAGCACTTGAGCCCATCCAAGAAGAGTTCCAACAAGTTCTTGAACGGCCTGATCGGAAGAAAGAAGTTCATCGATCCCCGCCCCAAGAACACCAAGAAAAGGTTCCCACGAATCGATGATCCCCCCAACCACCCGCGTCAAGGCCGTAATGCCATCGGTGATCCGCTGAAGAACATCGGTGAGCCCCTTCGTGGTCGTCAGATCTACTTCTCCAAAAAGGGCCTCGAAAGATTCGATGGCCTCCTTCCGAAGGCCCCCAAGAGCATCTATCAGCCCGCCAAATTCTATCCCAGCAAGAGCATCCGGGATATTTTCTGCCATGGAGTAGAAAAGATCTTCCAGTTCCCCAAAAATCGGTTTTATCGAATCCAGAAGGGGAGCCAAGGCTCCATCCGAGATCGCGTTAGAGATCGCTCTCTCCAGAGCCGTGAAGGCGTTTATCATATCGGTGATGTTATCCTTCAACTCCCTCCCCACTGCAAGGGTGATATTGTTGAAGGCGACGATCGCTCTTTGGGCAGCGATTTCAATCGAAGATAATCGAATCGCGACTTCTTTCGCGACCGATCCTTGAGCATTCAGGGCCACTGTGGTGATTTCCGTGGCCTTTGTCATTCCATTGAATACTTCGATCATTCGGCCAGCCTGCCGAATCCCGACCAACTGAGAAGCCAAGAAGAGTTTATCATTCTCATCCGCGGTTTTGAATGCTTCCCCTACATCGAAAAGAATATCTCGCCCGGATCGAAGATGACCATTCGCATCCTTCTGAGCCACTCCCAATCGGGCCAGAGCATCTTGAACGGGCTTCGCATCATCCAAGAGTTTCAAAAGGCCAACCTTCAGGGCATTGGCCGCTTCCGATCCTGATCGGAAGATTTCGATCACCGGCGTCAAAACGCCAGCTGTTTCTTCAAAAGAAAATCCCATGATGCTCGCGATGGGGGATAACTTCGCCATGCCGATCCCGAGCTCGGTTACGTTTGTGGCATATCTATTTGAAACCTCATTCAGGATATCGGTGACCCGCGTGGCTTCTTCCGCAGGAGCCTTGAAGCCCTTCAGAATGGAAACTAAAATTTCCGTGGAAGTGGCTGCATCTACGTTCCCGGCGATCATCAATCCAATAGAATCCTCCATGAGCTGGATTGATTCCTGAACCGTGAAGCCCGCGAGTTTGAAATTGGTGATCCCTTCCAAAACATTGCCGGCCATGACGCCATATGTATTCGAAAGCCCGAAGATCTGATCTTCATAATCCGCGACCACTCCTTCGGAATCGGTCATGATCTTCTGTAGATTCAACTGGGCTGATTCGAATTTCCCTGTGGCGGCGTAGGCATATCCAACAAAAGCCGCGGAGGCCGCAAGCACGGCCCCCTCGACCATCAGAGCTTTGTCTGCGACATCGGCCAAAGGCCCCGTTACTTTTCCAAGATTCCCCGCAAAATCATCGATCCCGGAAGAAAGGCTTTGCGTAACCGAAGATGTTTGGTCCACTCCCCGGAATACAATATCAATTATCTTCTGAACATCAGCCATTTTCTTTCCCTATTTTTGGTGAGAAGAAGTATCAATTTCTTCATCATGCTTCACCCAAAGAGCATGCTCGAGCGGTGTGAAAAATCCATATGGAAAAACATCAGGGAGAACTTCATACAAAAACCGATGGCCTCCTCCTCCGGGATATCCTCTGGAACAAAGCCGCATAGCGTTTTTGATACGCGGATCATTCCAGAGGCGCGTCACTTTCCCAGATCCATCCCCATCCCCGTAAGCATCAGGATTTCATTCGTCAGTTGGAAGAATTCTACTGGAAAGGCCCGGGAGAATTTGATCACTTCCTGCTGATCTTTGAACTCCGGGACCACCGATCCATAAATCAAATAAAAGATCCTCCGAATATAATCGGGGGGAAGATCTTCCGGCTCCCCATCCGAATCCAAAGAAATCACGCCGGCGAGATTCTTGATCGCCTTCAAATTGGATTCGGGAACATTTGCCAAAACGCCTTCCAGAATCTTCTCCCGCATGGAAGCAGTATCGACCTGATCTTTCGTCATGGCCATTTCGATTGCTGTTAGATTCTGAACAATGAACATGGGACGTTCTTTCTTCTTCGCCGGTTTCTTCTTCCCCTTCTTTTTTTCTTCCACCTCATCCAGAATGAAGAATCGTTCCAGATTCTTGTTGGTGATGGGAACAGCCTTTGTTCTTCGTTCCATTGTGTTGGTCGCGGTGTTGAATTGATCCATGTCAAACTTCATCTCAGCTCTCCTTCTGAAACTATGGATTGTTTGGTTTTAGGTTATGATGCGAATTCAGCCGATTGAACTTCTGCCGAAAGCGATGCGGCGGCTTGGATCTGGCCATCGACCGGAAAAGTTCTTCCAAGCCCCAAGGTTCCCTGCTGGAGCATGTACGCCGTTTTCAATCGATTCGGGAAGAACTTGCAGGTCACGATTTCATTCTTCTCATTGACCAGAGCATCATTGATCCCATCGGTTAAAACGGCGGTGAAGGAGGCCTGCCCCAAGGAAGAAGAAACCGATCCGATGCTCTGGTTCCCGTAATACTCTTCGGAAGAGATCGAATGGGATTCTTCGGCCGGAACGAAATCCTTGGCGATTGCCACATTCGCAAACAAAGGTTCGTAATAGGCGATGTAGACCGGCTTGGCCCCGCTGGTGTGGATATCCGGCAGGGCGGAGTAGAATTCCACGAAGGCGTTCTTCTTCGCCGCCACCGTGGCTTTCTTCCCTTCCCCGATATTATTTACCATATATCCCGGATCGTTCGCATACTCGACATGTGTTCCAGGAACCTGCTTGATTTCATCCGCGGATACTACCCCAGCCGCGGATGTGGTCACCCGGACCTGCCCAATCTCGACGGATTCATCCGGGATCAGGGGAGGCCCGCCCGCAGCACCACGGGTTTCGGAGAAGTTCGCATCCGATCCATCCGATCCTTCCACGACCGCGATAGATCCATCCGATGCCATGGTGATCGAATTCACCAATGAAACATCCGTGGCCGGCCGGCCGATCGTGGCCGTGGTCGCTGCGGGGGATTGTTCCACCCCCTTTGAGTTCGCCGTAAAAGCCGCCACCTTCACGGTATCATTTGTCGCGCTGGTGGAAAGAAGATTGTATCCCGTAACGATCCCATTGGGAAGAACTACGGGCTCGTATCCGCTCTTCCCAGAAAAGACCAAACCACCGGAAATCGTAAAGACCTTTCCATCCCCGGAATCGACCATAGCCGCGGCGGCGTGAAAATTCCTGCCGGTTTCAATTTGAACAAGTGCATTTTTAGACTGACCCATGATTCTTTCTCCTTTTCAAGGGCTGGTTATTGGGTATGATTCCATTGTATGCCTATATTGAGCAAAACGTCCCGAAGATCTTCGATGGGCATTTCTTCCGGAGTTTGCGTTGATAATTCCCCAAACTGTTCAAGCCGCTCCATCCCCACTTTCAGGAAATTGGCCGCTGATGTTGCCAGAGCTGTTCCGTATTTCTTTTCCGAATAATGGAAAATGAATTTCGATCCCCTTTCTTCTATGGATTCGGAAGAATTAAAAACACGATAACAATGAATGTATTTTTCAGATGCGGCCATCACCATTTTCAGATCTTTTTTCCCCACCGCCCATTGAAAGAAGAGCCAAGCCATATCGACATCAAGGCTCATGAATTCCTCGCAATGGTGGAAGATCCATTCCAATCCCTGATCCTTCCCCTTCTTCAGGTAGATATCAGCCAGCAGAGGATAAATGGCGTTGTTGAATCGGGGAATCCGGGGCTTGTTCTTGATATAGATTTCAGCCGCTTTCTGGGCTTCATCGATCTTCTGGTGGGTTCCATATGTTTGAGCCAAGTAGAAATAGGCTTCAAAATCGGAGGGATTGAGTTCCAGTTTTTTCTTCAGCAGGCGCAGCCGCCTTTGATATTTTCGATCCATTTCTTCCGGGGATAGATCATATCCATAATGGCGCATGATCAAGCCTCCGGGAAGCGGCTTAGCCTGCGGCCCGCCCTCGATCTCGGGCCGATTATGAATGATTGATTCGAATCTGACCTTCCCCTTCCGAAAGATCCGGCAGGCCGCTTGCTGCTGCTGAACTTCCCCCTTGATCATATCTTCCATAGTCAAAACGAAAGCATTGAATTTTTTCTCCTGAGCCATGGCTTTTTTTGCCTGAAGGAATTCTTTTTTCGTTCCAATCATTTCCTCGTCGGCGTCGATATAGAAGATCCAATCCCCGGTGGCGTAGGAAAAGGATTTGTTCCGCATCCATGAGTAATCATCTCGCCATGGATGGATCTTCAAAATCGCCCCGAACTCCCGGGCGATCTGGGGAGTGGAATCCTCCGATCCGGTATCCACGATGATCAATTCATCACAAAATCCAGGAACGGACATAAAAGAAGAAAGGCATCTTCGAAGATTCCTCTCTTCATTCTTGACCATCATGCATATCGACAACTTCATTTTCTTTCTCTCCTTTGATCCATCATCATCAGCTTGGCGAGCATTCCCCTTCCTCTGAATTGAAGAAGATCTCCCTTCTGAAGCCGAATCTTCTCACCGGTGGCATAGGATTCCCCGGTGGATTTCTGACAGATGGCAATCGCGGTAGCCTTGTCATATCCTTCCCAGATCAACTGCTTGACGCATCGAGCCACTTTGGTTCCGGCCGGCATGATTACGCCTCCATTCCAACATCAGGGCCATGGGTTTCAAAATCCCCGAAAGCCGTGTATGTCGTGATTCCATAAGATAGAAGAACCGCACAAAAAGGCTTCGCTCCTTCCCCGATCATGAATTCGCATGAATTAATCGAAAGATCTCCAACCGTATCATCCAGATCGGGGGAGATTGGATCGCTTTTGTTTGGGGCCGAAGAAGTTCGATGAAGAGCGGCATGGATATCTTTTGATAACCGGGAACAGACATTGACGAAAGGTTCTTCCCGGGTATGGGCTCGGGCTTCGATATAGATCCGAACCAAATGCTGATCCCTGCCGTATGCATCTTTCGTTGAATCGAATCCATCCGACCAAAGATTGATGAAGGGATAGTCCCTGTTCTTCGGGGGATCAGGATTCGCCCTTTTGATATTTCCATTCACCGGGAACTCATACCCATTCGAAGTGCGGATGAAATTCATCCGGGCTTCCACCCGATCCAATATATCTTCGACGAAGTGCATTTTTTATCCTTCGGTTCCAATGATCTCTTGAAGATCTTTCAAGAGATGTGGGGTTTGATCATCCATCGCCTTCCGCATTCCCATCCTTGGCGGGATGTGCACTTTCTTTACCAAGGAGAACATCAGGGTTCCTTCCCGATCCATAACCACCCATCTTCCGGAAGCCGCCTGAACGATGAACCCGCCTTCTTCGAAAACTGTTCTGGGCCCCTTCCGCATCACTCCCGCAGGAGTCAGATTCGGCTTAGCGGGGATATTCAGATACGGCCCGCCCGGGACATTCTTGTACGCATTCTTCGCGACAATCCCCCCGGGAGGAGATCCGTATTCATGGGTTTTGGCGTAAACCATTTCTTCGCCGCTCTGCTGATGGGCCACATATAGATGGGCATCCAATGTTCTCAGATTGGTTCCCGTAACGGAAAATCTGGTTGCTCTGGAAAGGTTCCCTGTTCGTACTTTCATCCGAAGGCGAAGATTTGCCTGAACCCGGGTATGGGCTTTTGCGATCTTCTCAAGAAAGATCGCCCGGGCCTGCTCAAATGTTTCCTCCGGGAAATCCGAAAGATATCTCTCGACTTCTTCCGTATCAGCCCGGATCTCTTTGACAGGGGGAGTGAATTCGTTGGCCATTATCCAAACACCGCTTTCTTCAGAGGATGGATATATTCCCCGATCATCCTCTTGACTTCCGGAAGAAGTTGAAGGGAGGGGATCTCGACTGTTCCCCCTTCCCCACGAATCATCTTCGCCCCGATGTAATCCTTGTTCTGATATTCATATGCGGCTTGAATGATCGCCGCATCCTTGATCCCTTGGGGCATCTCATCATCCAGATACCCCCCGGTATAAACGACCGTGGCTCGGGAAGCAGGATATCCAAGAAAAGAAAGCTGAACCCCCCAAGGCGAGATCACATAATAATCAGAACTAACTTCTTCTGAATTCCCCAAAGAATCCACGATTGTCATGGAAGAAACAGAAACGACCGGGATTCTTCGGAGCTTCAGCATCGACCCGGGAAAGGTGATGTATATTTCTTCGGAAAGATCTTCCGCTCTTTCCAGATCCCGGCCCATGTATCCCTGAAAGGCCGATTCGATCCGGCTTATAATGATGGGGAGTTCTGGATACTCGGAAATTTCCCCGCCAGTTAATCCGAGAAGATCTTTCAGCCGCTCATACTCAACAAGATTCAAGGCCATGGGTAATCACCTTTACCTTTTTTCGATGAAGTTCTTCCGGACGGTTCTGTAATCCAAGGCCTCGACTTCCCCTTCGAAAAACACTTGGGAGCCGGCTACCTTCTCGACGACGACGACTTCCTCCGGATCTTCTTTGTTCACCAGAGTGGCTCCGGGCCAGGTCGATGGTTTGGCCGATAGGATTCCATCAGAATCTTCGGGGGATGTGGGCGAATTGGGTTCCGGAAGATCGGTTTCATCTTCCAGCTCTTTTGCCGGCTCGGCCCATTTGTTGTCAAGGAAAACATCCGCCAGATCCGGATTGGTATCGTAGGTTTTCCCCTTTTCGAAAACCTTCACGGTGAATCCATCTTCTGACCCCTTCATGGTTTTCAGCATTCGAATTGATTTCTGCATGCTTCTGATCTCCTTTCTTCGCGGTTGCGGTGAAGGTGGGGCCGGGGAAGGCTTTTGGAGGCCACCGCGAAACCCCCGGAGAGAAAATCCCCGGCCCCGTATTCCCGGATACGAGGAACGACAGACATGCTGCAGGCACAGGCCCTCTTTTTTTGGGAGGTGGGGCCAACCCCATATCCGGGAAAGGTTTATCTTCCCGGAAAAAGTTCTTCCGGGAAGATCATTTCAATCCATCTTACGAGGTGGCATCCGGGCCAACACTTCGGAGCGGGCCAACGACATTGATCACGCAGGCTTCATTCGCTCCACCGGAAGTCAGAAGAACCCGGGTATATCTTCCCCGCGGATTCGGGCAGTTGATTTGCTTCTGCCCCGCCGCAGAGAAGGTAACGGAAACATCATTCCCCGGATAACCAACCGCAGCGCTCGGAGTGGGTTCATCCGTCCAATCGGAATCGTTATCCGAATACTGCAGCTTCGCCACCAAAGAAGTGGCGAAGGTTCCGACGTTGATGATGAAAGAAGAAGAAGGGCCTTTTGCATGATCTACCGAAGCCCCTTCAAAATCCGTAGCGGAAAGGGTATCACTTGCCAATCCTTCTTCGGCCAGATAATTGTCACCGAAATTCATCTTCATGGTACTGCTCCTTTCTTGGAGTTTTTTAAAGTAAAAGAATACGTGATTGTTCTTCCCCTTTCAAGGAAGATTCAAAAGATTCTTAGGTGGTCGCGATCTTCACGCAAGCAAATGCTTCCGCCAAGGTAACCAGCCCGCCGACCCGCTTCTTGATCATGAAGCCGGTTTGATCAAAATCGGCGTAGCGTTCATCCAGCCGGCGAACGACGATCCCGGAGCGATCCCGGATCTTGTAGCCCGCACGGATATCGCCAAACCCGATGGGAAAGGAACCCGCAGCAATATCGGGGCATCCTTCCGGATTGATCACCGCTTTCCCCAGAAGAAGCGGGGGATTGCCGGCCTGCACCGGGGGCTGCCACAGATACTGGCCATCATTGGTATCCTTGATCTTCCGAATGACCGCTTCCGTGGTCGAGTTGAAGAAGAAGGCGCCATTCCGGCGATATACCTTCTTGACCGAATAGAAGCAAGAAATCAAGGCATCGATGCCATTGTTGCTGGCATCCGTAAGGGCCGCAGCCACACCGGAAGGCGTATAGTTCGCCTGAACGCTGGTATCGGCAAGAATCCCTTGGGGGGAATCATCCCCGGCGCCAGCGACGAAAGCATCATCTTCCGCTTCCGCAACCGCCATGGAGAAGGCATCATTCAATTCCCCGGCGATATCGGCATCGGCATCTTCCAGCGTGTTGTTGTGGATCAGGGCAAGGGCCTTCAGATCGTAGATCGTGATCCGGCGAACGCCCGAATTCAACTTCTGAGGATCAACGGCCAGATTGGCCCGGCCCCATCCGACGATCGGTTTCGAAAGGGCTCCCAGAAGAACAGTATCCCTTCCGGTGGTTCCGACCTGGGCGAGCGGGCGGATTTCGGCCATATCGTAGGCGTTCATGATGATTTCGGATTCGAAGGAAGGCGGGGCCAGAAACCCACCATCGCCATCGGAGCCGGAGTGAAGGGCATTCCGCATTTCGGGCGCCATTTCTTCGGTACCCCGACGGCAATACTGAATGAAGGCTTCCCGGCGTTCCGCTTCTTCTTCCGTGATCTCCAACACCTCATTCGGCCGGCCACTTCGACGCTCGAGCTTGATCTTCGGGCGGGAAGCCCGCTTTTCAAGCTCTTCCATCTTCTCCCGGATGTCGGTGATGGCCGCATTGATGGTATCTACCTTTGCTTCGGTTTCGGCCAGCGCTGCTCCGCGGGCTTCAACCTCTTCCAGCCGCTTGTCATTGGCTTCCCGGAACTGATGGAAGGTGGTATTCAATTCATCCGTCATCTTCCGAAGCTCAGCCTGAATCTGTGCAAAATCCATATTCTTTCTCCTTTTTCATTCGTTTTAGTTTTGGTTTTTCATGAACATCTTCCCCACCTTGGATACCTGCCCGGAGCTCCCGTGAAGATTTATTCTTCGGCGGAATCTTCTTTGGTTGCGGCGGGAGCGGCCGATCCCTCGGTGCTCTCGTGCGATGGCTCGGGGTTCTTAAAAATCCCCATGAGCCCGGTGCGGGTTTCCTTCAAAAGATCACTAAAGTCGACTCCCTCAGATCCCCGAGATTCATTCTTCGGCGGATTCCCTTCATTCCCTTCCGGCATGGGGACGATCCCCAAGAGGGCGCCGAATCGCGTTCGCTCAGCCGGGGAGAATTGATTCCCCCGGATCTCGGAGCAGAGGGATTCGATCTTCTGACGCCTTTCGGAGTGATGCGATTGCTGCACCGGCTCCGGAAGGTCTTTCATATTGCCTCGCCGATCAAAGGGAAGAATCTTGCCCCGGATCAACAGATCCAGATCATCCATGGTCAAAGATGATCGCTTCGCAAAATCTTCCAACTCGGATCGGTTCGATCCGATATTTTCAAAAACGGATTTCTGGAGATCATTGATGAAAGGAAGATGAAGGGATCTCCCTTCTTCCACCCAGAATCGATCCATGTACATTTGAGCCCATTCCAGATATGCGGAATGGAAATCGGAAATTGCGGCATCCATCTTCCCGATGATATCCATGGGATCGGTGTTGCCATACCAGATATCCCAGAGAGTGTTATCAAGGGCCATCACCATCTTCCATCCCTTGTTCCGGATTTCATCATCATCCAAAGTATCCTGAAAGGTCTGGGAGCGCTCGTCGATCGTCTGATCAAAAGGAAGAAGTTCGATGTTATCCCTTCCCCCGAATCGGGATCGAATGGCCTCGATGGTCGCTTCTTCATTGGCTTCGAAGATAACTGGCCCGCATTCAAAACATTTCACTTCCTGAATTTCCCGAACGCCTGTTTTTTTATTCCGGCGATCCAGAACAGGAAGGAAGCCGAAGGAAAAGCAATCGATATCTTTTGCCCGAACATGAGCAAAGGCGTCCTTGCCGGCTGTGGTTTCCAAATTGAATTGAACCTGAACGAATGGGCCTACTTTATCTTCTCGGGCTTCCAGAACCTTACCGGCCAAAACGGAATGATTGAAAAGCAATCGGATTTTGTTCTTCCGTTCCTTGAATGTCTTCCGGAAAGCTCCCCGCAAGAAAGTCGAATTGTAGGAATCAATGGAATCCCATCTCGTCAAGTAGGCTTCCACAATCCCCTGCTCCTCATCGATGGATCGGATCTCCCCGAAGGTGGCCCGGATCTCCATTTTTTCTTTGCTGTTATCCCTACGCTGAAGAGCCGGGAAAGATATCCGGGGGAGATCGATTCGGAGCGGATTAATGCCCGCCCATGAAATCAGAAAACGATTCAGCCCTTCCTGTAGGAACAGGCCGATCTCGATCCAGATTGTCCAGAATAGCTCCATGATCTTTTTCATCGGATTGTTCTCCTGTTTGGTGTGGTTATTGTTGGATGTCTAATTTCTTCTCAAATACTTTATCTGAAGCTGAGAGAGCAACGACAATTTACTCTATCAGCAGGAACCAATTGTGGATCAAGAGGATATCTGGGGCCTTTGAACATTCCGAATTTGGCGGAGAATCTTTCATCGATCCCCACCTCCTCGCCCCTTCTTTCCTTGTGCTCGTCTCGAACTTCGAACATCGCCGTATTCCAGATCTTTCTTGTGGCTCCTGACATTCTTGCTGCCAGCATCTGCCCAAGAGAAGAAGATGATCCCAAGGCGGTACGTCCAATCCGGAGCGCCCTTTCCGAAGAAAAGGCCCCAACATCCATGATGGCCTGCTGAAGCGTGGCCATATCAGCCCCGGTCGCCATGGCATCTTCAATCTGATCCAAAACCAAAGAAGATGTCGTTTGATCGATAAAAGCCGCTTCTGTCATGATGATGTGTTCCTGATCCAGATTCTCCCTGATGGCTCCTTCCAGATCTTCGGTGATGGATGCTCTTTCCATCACCACATCCTTCCCCAATTCCACCCCATAGGTCACCCAGATATCTTCCAGCACCTCTTCCAATTCTTCCCGGTGTTCCTGGATGATCTTGTCGGTGTTCGATCCATCATTTTCTTCGACATCCTTCATGATATCCTTCCGAAGATCATCGAAGTATTGATTCAGCTTCGGAGCGATCTCGGATTCAAGGATCTCTTCCCGCTGTGCCGCAGCAGCTTCCCCGAGATCATCGGCCCGGAATTCCCGAAGATGATACTTCAGATCCCCTTGCGGAATCTGATTCTCGGGAATTTGGCTGATCTCACCGATTGCGGCTTTGCGGAGGCTTTCCGGAAGAGCGGATGGATCTCCGGTGTTGATGATGATGGGTGATCCCAGAAAGCGCCGGGACCCCCTATCTTCCTCCCCATCTTTCTTTTCATCCTTGGTGTTATATGGATGGGATTCTTCCCATCCATCAAACTCTTCGAACCCAAGATTGAATGTCTGATTGATCTGTTTGAATGGAACGCCCATCTTGTGAAAAACCTCGGCTGTTTTGGCTTTATCGCTCACAGCCTTTCGAACCGCTGGAATGTCTGAAATATCCGGAAGAATTCTTTCCCCGGGTTTCAATTCATCCCGAAGGGAAAAGGTGAGCTGATCCCCCAGATCGGTCAAGAAGGGAATCACGGTCTGAAACCAGAAGATCAGTTCCGAGGTGGAATAATTGTTGTACGTGGATTGATCCATCACCCCGGCATAAACGGGAGGGATTCCGAAGATAATAAAGATCTCCTCTCGATTGAATTTCCGGCTATTCATGTAATCCATTTCAATAGCCGTCATTCCCGTTCGATGATATTTCCCCCCTCCCCCAACAACCCCGATCCGGCGGGCGTTCTTCGTTCCCGCATACTTCTCATTCAACTTCTTCGCCACCGCATCGGCTTCTGTTTGGGAATTGAACTTCTCATCGAAAGACATCACCCCTTCAATCACGCCCCGATTCTGCATCGCGGATTTATTCCATCCCTGCTGATCAACATCGACCCCCACCGCCCGGGCCGCAGCGGCAAGGGGAGCGAGCCCGATCAAAGGATTAGAGGGATCTGTGAATTTCATATGAATGATTTCATCCGGATCATACTCCACCCGGGCTTTCCGATCCACCGCATACCCCTTGATCCATTCATCCAGAGTGGTGCCGGGAACGGGAGCGATCCGATCCGGGGAGATCGGCCAGAGTTCTTTTGTCGTCGATCCCACTTTCACTTTTTTATAGTATGCATTCCCCGCCAAGAACATCCAGGATGTGATCAATTTCCAAACTTCTTTGGAAGATATGAATGGATGCGGGAAAGCAAGAACATCATTCAAAGGATGGGCCGTGACCTTTTCTCCATCATCATTGTAAACACCCCAAGGAGGAGAAGAAGCGGCTGCCTGAAGAAGAAAGACCGCCCGATATACCCACCCGGATGCCGTATAGCCTCCCTTGACGGCATTATGAATCGTATATGATGGATAGATCGGCTGGCCCATCTTCACGAGCCACATGTTGGAAACCGCGAAATTGCGAGTAAGTAATCTTCGGATCGTGGAAAACATTATTTCTTCCCTCTCATGATTCCCTCGACTTCTCCCCAAGAGCCGAATGTGATTGAAAACATATCTCCCCTTCTCCTACTCAACCCGCATATATTCTGACGCCATGCGTCAACATTGATATAACTCCCCACACCATCGAATCCATTCGATCAGGGGAAGGATCTCCCGGCATCCATTCACAGATCTCATCTTCTAATTCCGGAAGCGTCCCAACAATATGAAGCCTTCCTTGTTCAGAAAGAGCAGCCACCGGCTCCGCTCTTACCTTCTTTCCCCTTGAAGCATGCACGCTCTTGTATCCAACATTTCTTCCGTGAAGAATTTCCATCTCCCCAGTGGCTTTGTTCTTCACTCTGACCTGACAAGTTCGAATTACATGCTCCACCATTTCCCCGCCATTATTCACTTCGCCCACGATTCGATCCCCATCATGAATGTGAAGGGCTTTCAGGGCTTCCTTCCCCCAGCCACCCGGGGGAAGATGACAGGTGTGATCATCCAGAATATAGAAATGCTCCAGCCCATCGATCCATGCCTTCCCTACTGGGACAATCCCGGTATCATCGGATGCTTCCCCGGATGCAGCGGCTGGGTCAACTGGAATCGTGACCATCTCCAGATCTGGAAGATCTTGGGGAAGAATCCGATCCCGATCCAAACATTCTCTTTTGAAAATGGCATCCGGATTATCTTCCAGAATTTCAGCATGGATCTCCTGCCTTCCAAGGCGGGTTCCTTCATATCGGGAAAGAACATACTGCACGAATCTGGGAGAAAGATTCCGAAGATTATCATACGTTGATCCCGTCGATTTCGCTGTGTTGGAATCTTCCAAGATCTGCTTCAATATCTTCAAAGGCCGGGGAGTGGTGGTGATCATTAATTGGGGATTTTCTCCCAGCCGCAAACCGAACATCAAATTGTCGTAGGTTTCTTCTAACCGGCCCCAAGAAGCAAGTTCATCCGCCCAAGCCTTTTCGAATTGGGGCCCCCGAAGGCGATCCGGCTTTTCGGCAGAATAACAAAGAGCGATGGCTCCATTACTCCACGTTAATCTTCTTTTGGATGGTTCCCAGATGGGCCGATTCCATGGGGGCGAGATGGCAAGGATTCCGGATTCCCCTTCAATCATGGTGTCCCTGTAATCCGAAACCGTGGAAGCCACAAGAGCCATTCTTTTCACTCCGGATTCAACCTGCTTCCTGATCCACTCCGCCCCGGATCTTGTTTTCCCTGATCCCCGGCCCGCAAGATAGATCCATGTGAACCAATCCCATGCCGGGACGATCTGTTCCGATCTGGCCCATGCTTCCCAAAGATATAAGAGGGAAATTCTTTGTTCTGTAGATAATCGGGAATAAAGGGCTCGGGGGCCATAATGATCCACGAGCCGCTGGATGATCGATGTCTTTTGATGCTTGGATCGGAACTCTTCCATCGAAATCAAACGCCCCTCCTTTTTTGAAAAGGAAGGGAGCGATTCCCCGGCAGATCTTCTGATCATTTTGGCCGCTGAGCCCCTCATGACATCGGCCTTTCTTTTATAACTTTCGAAAATAAATTGGAAGGGACGGCTGTTTTATTTTTATAACTTTCGAAAGTCAGATTTTGAAGATTGATGTTCATCGATGATTCATTTTCGAAAGTCAGATTTTTGTGACTTCTGTCCTCGGATGATTCATTTTGGAAAGTTCGATTTTGAAGATTGATGTTCATCGATGATTCATTTTGGAAAGTTCGATTTTGAAGATTGATGTTCATCGATGATTCATTTTCGAAAGTTCGATTTTTATAACTTCTGTCCTGATCGATCTCAAAAAGCTGGAAGGGCTGAAAAAGCTCAGCCAATTCAGCCCCGGGTTCCGGAACATAAACGGATAAGCATTTCCCCTGTATCCCCCTTATTAAGATCATGAAGATTGCCTCCCCTCACACCGGGGAAGGGGAAAGGAAGAAAGGCCTTCCCCGGTGGAGTAGGAGGACCCCAGTGGCTCAGGCTGGGAAGGAATGATCACCGGAAGAATGGCATCGGCAAATTCATCCCCCATATAGAACCGAATGGGATTCTCTTGCTGATCACCACACATTCCGCGATCAAAAATATTTCGAACAAAAAGCTGAACCCCTTCAACATAATCGATCTCGGCTGAAATGAAACGATCTTCTTCAGCCTTGTGGCCTGGATTTATTTCCAACATTGAAAGAAGATCGACCAAAGGCTCAGCCAAATGAACCGCCCGAGCCATTACCTGATCATCCTGATCAGGGATTTCGCTTTTAAAAAAGGAACTCCCCTTCTTGATCGAAGGTGTTCCTTTCTTGTTCCTTTGTTTTTTTGGCTTTCTGGTTCTCATCCGACCATCCGTTCATCTTCAGATATCATGTTGAATTCATAATTCCCATCAATCCTCCGGGAAAAAAAAGATGAAGGGTTCTTCGCTTGAAGAAATGTTTCGTAGAGGTGTTCCGGGAAATCCAGATACTCGACGACCTTCCCATCTTCGAAGATCAATGTCATGGTTTCAATTTCTTCATTATAAGAGGATGCCCGAAGAATCCCCGCAGGATCGGATAGTTGATCCGAACCTTCCCATTCATCTTGAACAGGCCCTTCTTTTTCCGGGCGCCCTGGATGCGGAAGATTGCTTCCGTCAGGGATTCGGGAAGCCATCTGAAGAAGAAGGGAAAGAAGCTGCTCCTGATGCTGAGCAGGATCGGGGAGGGGATTGTCGGGATCATTCCCCAGAAGATGCTTCTGGGGGGCGTTCATCCCTTTTATGTTTTCAATTCTTTGGAGGGCCTTCCCCTTATCCCAGAGCTTGAACTCGTAAACGGGCTCGCCCTTCAAATCATATGAAACCTTCATGGAAGATATGGCTCTTCGGATATCTTCGGGGAGATCTTTTGGATTTACATTCAAGTGTCCCTTATCATCGAACAGAAGGGCTATGTCTGAATAAGCCAAGCAAGCCTCTTCCTGAAGGATTCTTTCCTTTGAAATCTCCAAAGATCGAACAAAAGATTTCTTCAGTTTGTCGATGCAGTGCTGGATCTTCGGCGCCTTCAGGAGACGGTTAGCTTCAACATAATGGGATGGTTTTATTTCTTCATGGCCAAAAGCTCGGGAATAACACCTTCCATTGCTCCACTTAGATACCGGCTTCAGATAATAGTTATATACGAATTTTTGCCTTCCGGGAGTTAGGGAAAGAAATATTTCATCATCCTGAAGTGGGAATGGTCCATTGAAATCCTTCTGGGGGGCTTTTTTCGGGGGTTTGGTTCGAGCCATGATCGGGGGTCCCTTTCCTGAATCCCTGCTTGATCTGTAGGGGAGATGATCATGTAATTACTTATAATTCAACCATGTTACCTTTATTTATGTTTAATTGTCTGTTTAAAAAAGTGTCATGATTTCCGGGAGTTGACCCTTTTTTAATTTTTTTTGTTTTTTTCTATATAAAAGGATTGAACAATTTACAAATCCATGCTATTCAATCAATCAGATTGATTGATTGAGCGGGCGATTCGGGGGGAGGGGGAAAGCGGGATGAAAATCAAAAGCCAGAAAAAAGCCGGAAAGGAAAAGAAAATGAATCAGAACATCGAGGAGAAAAAAATGAAAAATCAATTCCAGAAGAAAGCAAAAGAAATTCTGTCGAGCAGCGAAGAAATGATCACCTTGAAAGGAATCAGGGAAAAAATGAATGGGATGATTTTCCCGGTTCCTGAATTAGCCCACCGATGGATGAAAGAAATGGCCGATCAAGGGATTATCGAAAGGGCTCGGATCAAACATATTTTCACCACCGAATGGTTTTACGGGAATAAATAATGAAATCCTTCCACCACATCCAATCGAATGAAAGGGAAATGGAAATGAAAAAATCTTGGGATGAAATCAACATCATGATGGGCGAAGCGAAATATCCGGCAAAAAGAATCATCCGGGTTCTTTTCAATCTTCCGAGGAATCAAGCGACCTATTCATGGGAAGAAATGAATTCCGCATTCATGAAATCCGGATTCAGCAACAAGATGATTCTGGACATGATGAAAAGATTTTCCAGAACTCAAATCCGATTCTTCAATGTCGAGGTTTAAAAGAATGAAATCCATCCACCACATCCAATCGAATGAAAGGGAAATGAAAATGAAAAAGATCACCCGGAAAATCCAGATCCAAGAAATCCAGACAATCACCCTTCCCATCGAAAGAAGGAAGGAAGTCGAATCCGAGCTGAAGAAGCAAGGATTCCAGATCGAATCCATTTCCATCAAAGGGGATGGATTGATCCTCGAAGCCATCAAAAAAGATCAGGCGGAAATTTCCGACATCTGGGATCTGAAAAAGCAGGATGATGATCTTCTTCCCCAGATCAAATTCAATCAGCACAACATCCGGAATATCATCACCGGGGAAAAAGCCCGGGTGAATTATTCAGTCGATCCCGATATCAAAACAGGGGAAGCCCGGGTGATCATTTATGGAAAGGATATCCTCGAAGATCTGGGAAAGATCTTTCCCCCGGAATTGGTTCAGAATAACACCGACACCATGACAGATTATTTCGAAAAGGATCGAGTGATCCTCTTCCCGAGCAGCCCCTATTTCAAAGATGCGGATCGGGCAGCCCGAAAAAGGCTTTCCAGCAATCAGAAAAGATATGAGCGGCAGGCTGAAAAACTCGGAACCAGAATGTGCAGGAAATAAAATATCCGGGGGATCGAATAGATCCCCCATCCATCCACCAAATCCAACCAAATGAAAGGGAAATGAAAATGAAAAAGGCATCCAACAAATTCCAGATCGAATCCAAGGAAGCATTCATGGCAAAAAAGGATCATCTTCGGGAAACCCTGAAAGAACACGGAATCTTTTTCGACAGATTGTATTTCAATTTCGGCCCCCGAGCGAAAAGGATCAAGATCTTCGATATCGATCCCAGCCATATCAATAAAGTTCGCCGCCTGATCAAGAAGATCTTTCACGTTGAGCCCGATTTCATGGAATCCCATCCCGGATGGAAGCTGCGGGAGCGATATTCCTTGATCGTTTATGCTGAATTAAAGGATCGGGGGGACATCCAATCAGCGATCCGTTCAGTAGATTCCCAGATCAAAAGCGACAAATGGTATCGAAAGCCGGCCACTTGGGACATCCTTCAGGGATGGGATGGGGATTATGATCTGAAGAAAGGAAAGATCCGGGATCTGGATCGGCTTCCCAAGGTTCAGATGAAAGATCTCTTCGGGGATACCGATTATGTCCCTATTCCCTTCGATTTCTTTTCCCAGAAGCCCGCTGACATGTTCATCCTGAGCACCCCATCCGGGGAAGAATGGCTGATTGATTCTCAGGGCTCCAATTACTGCCGATATGCAATCCGATTGGTCGACTAATTCAATCCGGGGGGATTCCGATCCCCCCAAGAAAGGAAAATGAAAATGAAAATCCAGAAATCAAACATCAGGAAAGAAACAGAAGATCGATTCAAGAAATCCGGAGTTCCTTTTTCTGGGATGCAGAAAAAGGATGCTGATCGGGAAAAATTCCAACATGCGATGATCAATCTTTTCTCCCGGGAAGAAGGCGGGAATCTTCCGGTTCTTTCCATCGATGAAATCATCGAGAAGATCCGAGAAGGGGGGACATCCTATCCTTCCGATCATTTCACTCCCCATCGGGTAGCAATCCATCGCTGGATGAATGCTCTTCTTCAGAAGGGGATCATGATCCAGTATCGGAGAATGAATCAAGCCGGCACGACTTATTTCTGGGCCATCGATACGGCCTCCCCTGATTATATAGATGCAGCCGGGCTTCATGAATTCGATGATGATCCGGGCAACTATTATGATGAAGGAAGATGATCGAATGAAAACCAGCCACCAAATCCCACCAAAGGAAAGGAAGATGAAGATGAAAAAGGTCAATTATAAGAACATCACCCCATCCCAGAGCAGGGCGATCCGGAAGATCCGGAGATACATGGATGATTCCAGATTCGGGATGGAGAAAAAGAAGTTGAAGAAATTC